AAATATATCCGTAAGGGTATAATTCTGTCGAACGAGTTTTAAGGGGTTATTGATGGGTAATGTGGTTGACAACCGTAAAAAAATAAAGGTTAACAAAGACATAGCAATTATCATGGCAATCCAAGGTAAAAGCTATGAAGCTATTGCAGAACACTTCGGAGTAACCAAGCAGGCAATATCCAAGCATCTTACGCCATTAAGGGAACACATTGAACAAAGAAAGATATTTCACGAACACCCCGATATGGTATGGGAAGATAAAGAACAGAAATTATTAAACTCAGTTGACGATCAAGATATTAAAAAAATGAATGGGTATCAAAAGTTTGGTTCTGCTGGTCTGTGCCGTACTCAAATCAATGAGATCCGCGGCACTGGTGCTTCAAATAAACCAACAATTAATCTCAATATCAAATTTGATGGTATTCAAGTCAAGAGCGTTGATGCTGTAGGCGATGGGAGTAAGACGATTGATATTACATAGTATATCAATAAGTCATTTCACAAGCGTAGGTTACTATCAAAAGGATAGAATAGCCAATATCAAAGTCCCACAGCATGGCATGAGTGCAGATAATTCTTTATTATGTAAACTTGACATTTCACAAGCATGGTAGCATGGGAGGCCATTAATCATGTGTTCAAGCGTTGAACAGATCAAGACAGAAAGTCGACCCACCCCCGCCCCCAAACGGTTTCCGTCTCATCGAAATACACCTTCTAAAACTATCGGTGAAAACAAAAAGGGTATTATATGTTAACCCTCTTTGATTTCTTCTATTTCACCTTCAAGTCTCTACAGGAAAAGCTACACCGTTTCAATCGTTTTCGTGATGATTGTTATCCCTATCTGGAAGTTATCTCCTGTCTGGTGCTTTTGCTTATAGTGTTCTTTATGGCCTTGTAGGTGAGCATATGAAGTTAATAGGCTATGACGTGGGGGGAAAGGATCAAGAGAAACTGTTTATTGGTGAATATAATCGCAGAACAAAAAAAGTAAAGATTCTGTTCTTGGGTAATATACGGGAGGATATACCGGAAAAAGTGTTAAAGAGGGCACACATAACATTAAGCGGGAAGGAATAAACCCATGAAGAAGTTATGGGAAGCAGTGTTGATTATGGGAGGTTGCTTACTGATTGTCATCCTGGCTGTATTTGGCAATGCCTGGAATAGAGAGAGCAAGAAGGAATTGGAGGACACTAAGTGGATTCATACCAACCCAGGCCAATGACCGATAAAGATCGAGCTGATTTCATGCGGGGATTATCAACCCCTATAGACAAGATCATAGATGGTTCTATGGACTCTTTTATCAAGCAGAAGCGGCGGCATGAAATGTTTAGGGATGGATGGGTGTTTTCACTGTCGAGCAAGGCGAAAGAGAATTACGATCTGATTAGGTGGGAACGATAATGGAAAAAAGAAAGGGTTTCAAGGAAATTAAGACATTCAAAGAAAATGAACCCATTGTTTCAACCTGTATATTTAAAGAACGCCTGTATGTGGCAACGACATATGGTTTATACCGTTTAAGAGAAGATGACACGTTGGAGAAAATAGAGTTAGTGGAGATACCTCGTGGAAATGAGTAGAATGCTGAATGGATAAACTCTTTGCCATAATCAAGGAACTGATTAAGAGTAAATTCTATGGCCAACTCTTGATAAAGATGGAATCAGGGAATATCGTCATTGTGCAAAAGACGGAGAATATAAAGATATGACGGTTATAGACATTGGCGAATATAGAAAGAACAAGACAGGTAACGAATACGGTTGCTATAAATGTGGGAAGGAAGTGCCCCACAGGGGAGATATAGTGTTCTCCAGCAGTTACTTTGATTACAGCTATGGTGAACCTGAACCAAGAACCGGCTATTTGTGTTATGAGTGTTCGGGGATAAGGGAGAACACAAGGGTATAGATAAATAACCCATATAGCTACTGAGGCACTCAGGGCAACGGACTGTAAAAGGTCTTGTTGCCCTTATTTTTTTGGAGAATGAATGGCTCGAGTTAAGGAAATAAAACAGATAAACATGGACCTTCCGGTGAACTTTATCCCCCGTCCATATCAGAGGGCCATAATCAAGGCCATTGTCTACGATAAGGTGAAAAGGGCGGTGTGCGTGTGGCATAGGCGGGCCGGTAAAGATAAGGTGTTCATGAATATCCTTATGGCTATGATGAGCCAGCGCAAGGGCATTTATTATTATTTCCTTCCTACATACAACCAGGGCAAGAAGATCATATGGGATGGTATGGACAAGGGCGGTTTTAAGTTCCTGTCTCACATACCTGATGAACTTATTCTAAGAAAGAACGATTCAGAAATGAAGATTGAGTTAATTACTGGTTCTATCTTTCAGGTTGTCGGGACTGACAACATCGATAGTATTATGGGAACTAACCCCGTCGGATGCGTGTTCTCTGAATACTCTTTGCAGAACCCCCAGGCATGGGAATTTATACGGCCTATCCTGCTTGAAAATGGAGGGTGGGCTATTTTCAATTTTACCCCTCGTGGCAACAACCACGCAAAAACTCTATATGACATGGCGCGAGTGAACCCTAACTGGTTCTGTGAGTGTCTTACCGTTGACGATACCAAAGACGAAAACGGGAACAGATATATAACCGATGAAATGCTCGAGGAAGAAAGAGTTTCGGGCATGTCTGACGGGCTCATCCAACAGGAATATTATTGCAAATTCGTTGACGCCGAAAAGAATATGCTTGTTCCCTGGGAGAATATCCGTAATGCCATGTACCGACAGATTGAATACCAACACGGTATGAGGATTGGTGGTCTTGACTGTGCAAGGCAGGGACGAGATTCTAACGCTTTAGTGGTTCGCATGGGAGGTCAGGTCACACACATTGAAAAGTGGAGTACGGCTGGCATTGCAAATCCAACGATGTTTACGGCCTCCCATGTCCTTGACGTATTTAACAGGAAACTATTTGATGTGCTTTGCGTTGATTCTATCGGCTATGGTGGTGGGGTTGCAGATGTGTTGCGGGAGAAGGGGCGTTTTGATGTCTACGATGTGAACGTAGCGGAGGCCGCAAGTGATAGTCAGAGATTCGCAAGACTAAGGGATGAGGCGTGGTGGAATGTCCGTGAATGGTTTCAGGACAATAAGTGTTCACTCCCCAAGATAGCCAACAGGGAATTGCTCATTGATGACCTAAAGGAAATGTACTACGAGTTTGTCAAGGGTTCTGAAAAGATAAAGGTTGTTTCTAAGGTAGACCTTTACGCTCTTATTAATCGTTCTCCTGATGTGGGTGACTCCCTTATGCACACATTCGCCGTTCCCATAGATAACGTATTGCTTACCATGAACAGAAACAAGATAAACAACCAAAAATACACGGATAATTACTATAACCCGTTTCAGGAGGCAGTGGCATGAGTAAGGGACTGAATAAGATATTAAAACAGGCTCCGGGGTTCGGTGTGAGTTCGGGCAGTGAATTGGTTGATATTTTCTGGAATCCTGGGGCAAATATAGCCAAATACGGGGAAGATAGTCAGGAAACCTTAGATAAGCAGGAAGCCGCACAGGAATCTTTAATGTCTGCTGCATCAAACAGGATGACACCGAAACAGATTGACGATGCCTCCGATGTGGCGAGAAGGGACTTTTACAGTAAACAGGCTTTACTTGCTATGCGAAAGGGTACGACAAAGACAAGTTCCCTCGGCGTTGCTTCTGATGTTTTACAGACTAATCGCAAATCCTTATTGGGGGCAACATAATGTCTGACAGGGCTTATCAATATATCCAGAGACACAAAGAGGCAGACAGTAACCGCGCTTCCTGGAAGTCAAGGTGGCAAAGCATAGGGCAGCATACCTATCCCTTGCGTGGAGATATTAACACTGAACTAAGTGCTGGCTCTCCCCGTCATATCCTCATATACGATGACACAGTACGGGAAGCATCAAACATCTGTATTGCCGGACTGTTTTCATACATGACCCCGCCTTACATGGATTGGAAGAAGTTAAGCCCTCAGAACAAGGAACTACTGGATGACGAAGAAGTGATGTGGCACATCAACGATAGGGAAAAGAGAATGGACTCTATGTTGTCCACTTCTAATTTCTACAATGCAATGGCAACGCTCTACGGTGATTTAATCAATATCAATCACGGCCTGATGTTCATCGATGAAAACGAAAAGGAACGCAAGTTGGTTTTCCACAATCTCTCCCCTGCCGATTGCGTTATATACGAGAATAACCATCATCAGGTAGACAGTTTCAGCAGAACGATAACCAAGTCAGCGAGACAGGCAGAACAGGAGTGGGGTGATAAGATAGGTAAGGATGTTAAACAGGCGATAGCCGATAACAAACCGGACAAGAAGTTTACGTTCCTCCACTTTGTGCAACCTCGGAAGAAATACAATCCCATGAAGTCAGACCCCGAAAACCTTCCTTTTGAATCTGTCTACATTGATTTAAAGGAACAGGAGATTATGGACGAGGGCGGGTATCATGAATTTCCACTGGTAGCCCCTCGATGGTCTGTCTATATCAACGATGTCTATGGAGATTGTCCGGGCATATCTTCACTTGATAACGTCAAAACGCTGAACAAGGCAATGGAACTGCTCATTAAACAAGCAGAAGTTCAGCTTAATCCTCCCGTAAAGGTGACAAGCGGTTTTAAGGACAGGATAAAAACCATGCCTGGCGGTCTTAATGTCATGACTAAAAAAGATGACACAATAGACCCTATTTTAACCGTTGGCAGAATAGAGATAAGCAAGGAACTGATACAGGACTTGCGGGAACAGGTAAGGGCAGCTTATTACGTGAACACCTTCTTAATGCTTTCTCAGCTTGAACAGAGAATGACCGCCTATGAAGTGGGCCTGAGAGAGAACGAAAAGATGATGATGCTTGGCCCCGCTATAGGACGTATTACCGACGAGTGCCTTGATATTCTTATACCTCGTGTCTACGGGTTGATGGAACGTGGCGGTTACTTTCTCCCGTTGCCTGATGGGTTACAGGGCGAAACTCTGGACGTGGAATACGTTTCACAGTTGGCAAGATCACAAAAGGCGGTACAGGCGAACAGCATCGACAGGTTGGTAGGCTTCATGGCCCCGCTTACACAGCTTTATCCTGAGATACCGGACAACTTTAATTACGATGAGGCATACCGTGTGTATGCCGATGTCTTTGGTGTTCCTCCACAGGTGTCAAGGGGTAAGGATTCAGTGGCGAAGATGAGGGCAACAAGACAGAAAATGCAGGAAATGGAAGTACAACGCCAGCAGATGTTACAGGCCACGGAAGGAATAAAGCAGATTGCGGAAGCTGACAGGGCGGCTACAGGAGACACAAGCATATTACAGCAGTTGATGGGTCAATAATGGACGAGATAGACAAAGCAAGACAGGCGTATAGAAGGGTGTTTGAAGTTCCTATGGGTGTGGTTGTCCTGAGAGAACTTGCTGAATACTGTTATTTCTTGGAATCTACGGTTGATGAGGCAGAGGAAGGAAAGCGGGACGTATTTTTACATATCCTCGATATGTACGGTGTAGAAGTACCGGAGGTTATCAGTGCCATACAGAAAATACCAGCACACGAAAAAAAGGAACAGGAAGAAACCGACAATGGAGAATAAACCGAAACCAATGGACCCGACAGTATGTCAAATATGCGGCGGCAAGACAAGCATGATTGATTCTGGAGACACGCTCTATGAATTTTGGGCTTGCCCTAAATGTGGCGTTAACAATTGGGAAATAATGGATAGACCCTATACAGGTGGAGTACCAAAGAGCCTCGAATATAGAGGCATAATTTTTTAACAGGAGGTTTTATGTCAGAAGAACAGCAAGCCCTAAATCAGGACAACTTGCAGCAGGAACAACAGGCAACGACATGGATTGATGGACTACCGGAGGATGTTCGAGGGGAAAAGACGCTCGAAAAGTTCAAGGGCGAAGATGGATTGGCAAAACTTACTCAATCCTATATCGGTCTTGAAAAGAAACTCGGCACAGCCGTATGGATACCACAGGAAGGGGCAAAACCAGAGGAAGTATCAGACTTTAGAAAGAAACTCGGTATACCAGAATCGCCGGATAAGTATGAAATCAAGTACAAGGAACATGAGGTTCTTAAATACGATGAAAATACTGACAAGATTTATAAAACGCTTGCTCATGAAATCGGCCTTACGCCGAAACAGGCGCAGAGGCTTGCAGACTTTGACTCTGATAGGATTATTGGGGCGTTTGACGAGATGCAGAAGGGCTACGAGAAGTCTGTAACTGAGGTCAAGGAAGAATGGGGCAACGATTATCAGGTCAATCTTGACAGGGCAAACAATGTTATCCGCAAGTTCGCCGATGAAAAGGACATGGAGGCCATAAAGAGGTTTGAAAATGACCCCACTCTTTGCCGGATATTCAACAAGATAGGGCTTTCCATGTCTGAACACAAATTTGTTCCTAATAACGGGGCAGATGTGGCAGGAACCAAAGAAGCATTACAGGCAAGGGCCGATGAACTTGTCGCTATTTACACGAATCCGAAGCTGGAAGAAAGCAAAAGAAAGGCGGCACAGGCAGAAGCAATAAAGATATTTGAACAATTACACGGAACTAAACAGGTAAGTAGTTCCGCAGAAGCAGGATTGTAAACGGACAAGGCGAAAGCCCCCGTTACATATATAAGGCGCACTAAGCCCCGCAAGGATAAGCAAAGGAGGCCGGACACATTAATTTAGGAGGCCAACTATGGCAAACACGATTGACACTGCTTTTATTGCGCAGTACAACGCCGAAGTCAAACTGGCCTATCAACGTGCGGGATTATTGCGTGACACCGTAAGAAAAGCAACAGCAACCGGCTCAACGTACATATTCCAGAAGATAGGCACTGGCGCGGCAACGGACAAAGCAAGGAACGGAAATGTTGTTCCTATGAACCCCTTGCACTCCACAGCTACGGCAACACTCGTCGACAAATACGCTCCTGAGTATATCGATTCACTGGATACCCTCAAGGAAAATATTGACGAGAGGGGCGCAATGGTAACAACGGCTTCTATGGCACTACAGCGATGGGCTGACGCACAGATCATAACTGTTCTTGATGCGAACGCTTCAACGTCTGCTGGCCCTTCAACCACAGGATTCACCATGACAAAAGCGGCTCTTGCCCTGTATGGGAGATTGTTTGACGGCGATGTGCCGGATGACGGTCAGGTTACGGGAGTTATCCCCTGGTACAACTACGGGGAAATGGTTCAGCTTCAACAGTATTCCGGTCAGGAATATGTAAGTGACAGACCCATGATGAGAGGTTCGGGTTCTGTTATGTGGCTCAACGTAAGATGGATACCGCATAGCGGGTTGACTGATTCTGGGACATATCACAAAGGGTATGTCTATCACAAATCGGCTATTGGACACGCTATCGGTCAGGAACTTAAATCAGAGGTCAACTATGTACCGGAAAAAGTGGCTTGGTTGATCAATGCGTACCTGTCTATGGGCGCAGTCGAAATTGACGCAGCAGGCATTGTTCCTATGCCGTTGCTTGACGCATAAGGGGAGGTGACATATGGCTTATACAGCAGCTAATTTAGCATGTATATGGGCTGGTTCATCTGCCAGTCTATTTCGCTACAGTACCCAGGACGCGATGAACACCGTTTTTGCCTACAATTATTTTGGTGCTGCTTCTGACGAATTACGGGTTGGTGACGTAATGATAATAGCATCAGCAGGCGGTGTATCTAACTCGCTTTCACCTGTAACTGGTTCTGCAAGTGCAATCGTTACAGTAACACGGTACACATAAAAACATTGGGGGGTGAAACTCCCCCCTTCTTTTCGGAGGGTTATGTTTGAATTAGTTCTTGCAACCATCATTCTCGTTTTTCTTCCACTGTTTAAACTTCCTGTTAGGGTGGGAGGGGCGCATACGATCAAGGAAACGGGTTTTATTGCCCTGTCGCTCGCTTATCTTTGCTATCGCCTTGCTATGGGTGATGGAATAGTAGGTATTCCACTGCTACTCGTTGCCCTGTATGTGACAATTACCGCCATGTGGTCGACAAATGTTGAACAGGCGTGGCGTGATATAGCAAGATGGTGGGCGTTATACGGTTTCTTCCTGATTGTGTCCGTAATTCCCATGAGTACGGCCTTAATGTTGTCATTTATTCCTATTCCCTTATTCGTTTTGTGGGGTTTCCTACAGGAATACGGACAAGAACCGTTAGACAGCAAGGTTAAAGAATTTAATCGCACGATGAAAGAAGCGATCAAGCAGGAAGGTAGGAGATTTGCCGTATTTTGTGCTTCTATCGGCAATACAAATCATTGCGCGGCTTTTCTTGCGCCTTATGCCTTTATCAGTCTTTGGCTTGCGGTTAATATCTCTCCATTTTACGGGCTAATGATACCGCCTATCCTCTTTGGGGTCTATCTTACCAGATGCTATTCAGCGATGTTAGGGATATTGGTAGGTTCATGCTTTATTTATCCTCGGTATAGCCTCTACATGCTTCCAATACTGGCATTGGGTATTTGTGCCTTGTTGTATGTCAGACGTTATCACAGGGCATATTACGATAAAATAATGGCACATAAAGAAGCGAGTTTCATTGCTCGGTTTTACTACCTGAAAATTTGTTTTGAATTGTGGAAAAAACGGCCCATCTTCGGAAGTGGAGTCCGATCTTTCATGCGGGAGGTTTACGACTGCCAGGCAGAAATGAACTTAAAAGCCAACGGGACTATTCTTGGTTATCAGGAAACACAAGAGCCTTCACTCCATGACAAGCCCGCTAAGTATCAGGCGTGGCCCACAAGGGCGCACAATGATGTTATGGAAATGCTGTCTGATGGTGGAATTATCGGCGCGGGGTTGTTGCTTCTGTTTATCGGAAGCCTTGTTTATTCTGCTGTCGTGTCGGGTAATTACATTTTACTCGGAGGATTAATATGTTTGATGGTACATGGATTATTTTTCTATACTTTAGCGAGTTTCTCTTATGTCCCTTATATCTTGCTGGCGGCAGTTGTATCAAACACGGTAACAATCCCTTACCTGTTACCTTGGGGGGCGTTATTTATTGCGGTAGCGGGCTTAATTAAGCTCATCGTTGATTACACGATAAAACCTCAACTATCCCTTTACTGGACACATAGGGCAAATTCTGTTCCTGAAATATGGGGCAGAATGTTAACACCCTTGATGAACAGAAAGATAGAATTGGAACAAAAGAAAGCAGAGGACGAAAGGGAACGGCTAATTATAAATTACGAGATAAATGAGATAAAGAAAAAAGGTGATGAAGAAATCCATAACAGCATCGTGTGTCAAAACAAATGGATTGATAAGGCAATAAAATATACCCCCTGCGATGGTGCTGTTTTAGCGGGCGCGGTCAACGTAAAGGTGAGAACCGACCCCTGGCTTGCTATGTTTTACATGGAACGTGCCATACACCTATTTGACGGACAAATGCGCTACGCTGAACAGTGGGCGAAATACGGAGAACTTCAACGGGCGGTTGGTAATTGGGAGGGGGCCAAAAGGTCTTTGAGATATTCATTATATATCAATCCCAGACTATATACCGCAAGGGATATTCTCAAGGGTATGCTTGCGGCTGAACAAGAGAAAGTTACCAGAGATAAGCAGATAGATAACCTTGTCAAACCCAAGCAGTACCTTGAAGTGGTAGAAGGAGGTAAGAGGTGAGTTTAAGTCAGGTAAACATTATCAACATGGCCCTGAGTAAGATTGGAGATTATTACATATCATCCCTTACCGAAGGGACAAAACAACAGATACACGCTCTTATCCATTGGGAAAATTGCAGGGATTCTTTGCTTCAATCCTATAAGTGGAACTTTGCCACTGAACGGGTGAGGCTTGCGAGACTCGCCGAAACTCCAATCGGATATGACTATGTATACCAGCTTCCAAACGATCATCTAAAAACGGACAGGATGAGTACAGACGGTGATTTTGGCGGCGATGACAGCATTGACTACAAGATACACGGCAAGAAACTACTGACCGATGAAACCACTTGCTACATAGAATACCGGAAACAAGTCACTGACCCTTCTTATTATACTCCCCTGTTTTCTAAGGTGCTGGCGGTTGATTTAGCTCTTGCCCTCGCGGAACCATTAGGGATGATACCGGCAAATGATAAACAGTTGCTTCTTGCCGAACGTGTTGAATATGTCAACGAAGCAAGGGGTGTTGATTTTGAAGAAGGACAAAACGAAGCGGGACAGTATTATTCGATGACTGCCTGTAGGGATAATTAGGAGGGAGTATGAAAAGAATTGTATTAGCGTTGATTCTGGTTGTGCTGATGTGTGCCGGTGCATCCGCAGAAGAAAAGTGTTATTCGTCAGGACTTGTGACCATTGATTCTTTTGTAGGCGGGACAGGCGGGGGTATGTGTTTATGCGGGGTTGAACTGATACCTGCTGCTGCTGATTCAACGTTGGTAGTCTATAAGGGTACAGACACTTCGGGTACTGTCATATTTAAAATAACTGCTCCCGGAAGTGGTACTCCAAATGGCTTTCTTGGTGGGGCATGTATAGATGCAAGCGGGGGTGTATTTGCCGATGTCGACGGCGCAGCAGCAGCATATATAATTTGGTACAGGTAAACCATGTCTAAAGTAAGCCCAGGATTCACCAACTTTACAAGGGGTGTTATAAGCCCACTCACCACAGGGAGAGTAGACTATCAGGGATACTTTGATGGTGCTACTATCATTGAAAACTTTATTGTGGATGTGAGAGGCCCGTTAATCAGAAGGCCAGGGACTTACTATATAGCAACCGCAAAAGGTGGCACATCTTCTGTAAGGCTTCTTCCTTTTGAGTTCTCCACAGAACAGGCATATGTCCTTGAATTTGGAGATTACTACATGAGGGTTTTCCGTGACAAAGGTCAAGTCTTGTCCGGTACTACTCCCTATGAACTTGTAACCCCTTATCCTGAATCTGCACTTAAAGGACTTGAATTAAAAATCACACAGTCTGCTGACACCGTATATCTTGTCCATCCTGATTATAGACCGCAAAAGCTGACAAGGTCGGGACATGCTTCATGGTCTATAGCGGGAGTATCTACGATGTATGGTCCCGCAATGGACCCCGTTTCCGGTGCGTCTATTTTAACGGCAACCTCCACGACTATGTATAATCCCATTACCATAACGGCAGGGGCAACCGTGTTTTATCCTGAACACGTTGGTTCTGTGTGGCGATGGGATATGGTAACAGGTACATCCGGTTACTTTACAATTCAGGAATATGGAAGCGGTGTGTCTGTCACTGCACTTGCGGGAACTACGCTTGCGGCACTGACAACGGCAGTATGGGGAGAAGCCGCTTGGAGTAATTACAGAGGGTGGCCCCGTTCTGTTAAGTTCCATGAAAACAGATTGTATTATGCCGGAACTTCCACGCAACCAACTACAATATGGGGAAGCGTTATTGGCAACTATGATAGTTTCTGGACGGGCGCATATGCTGACGATGGGCTCGCTCTTACCACGCAGAACCTTAACGCTATAAGGTGGCTTGAATCAACGAATAACCTTATGGTCGGGAC